ACTACAACAATGCCATCAATTGGCGGTAATGCCCCAAATATTCAAATGGGTTCAGCGTTGGCCAACAAGACTTTAGCACCATCTATTTTTGCCAATCCAATCACAGGACAACCAACACAGGTGGGTGGAGTTGGTGGTTCTTTGGGTGGTATGTCGCCAAACCCAATGGGAATACAAGGTCAACCAGGCAGTTCAACAATGCCGCCAACAACAGGACAAAAATTGCAAGGCGGCCCATTACCAGCCAGCGCTCAATTAAGTGCGCCACAAGGTGGTCAATTGAATCAATTGCCTAATGAATCACCAGCTAACTTTAATGCGCGTATGCAAGCAGCGCAAAGTACCTATTCAAAAGCAATTGATCAATATAGCAATCCACAAAGTCAATATGGACATATTCCAACAACTCAACAACTCAATAAAAACGTATTGGATTTATTGAAAGACCCAAGCGTTGGCACTGGTGCAATTGCAGACTTTTTAGCTGGAAAAACCAACAAAGGCAGCTTAAATACCAAAGAACAAGAATTGGCCAAATATCTTGAGCAGCGTATTCAAAACATTGGACCACGCACGGATGCAGCCGCCATCAACTTGAAAAATGCTTATGGATCATATAACCTGGGCAAAGACACATTAAAAAATCTAATAAGACAAGACAATGTTTGGGTGACAACTCAAGACTTGCAAGCCAAAGGAATTATTAAAAACGGCGGTAATCAGGTCAATCCAGATTACAACAAAATACAAAACTTTAACCAACAGTTTTCAATGTATGCTTCAAACCCAGCATTGATGCAATACATTTCTATGGTTGGAGAAGGTAAGAAAGCAAACCTTGATCCAGATGATCATGGCGCATTTACACAATTTATTAAAAATCATTCTCCCGCTGAACGTCAAATGTTGGAAGCTAAACGCCAACAATTGCTTAATTTAGTTGGAGGTCAATAATGACCGAATATGATATTAATCAACTTTTAAACGATCTTCCATATCAAAAAAGCAAATCCGAATACGATATTGAAGATTTGCTAAAAGAAGGTGCGCCTAAAGAAGTTGACCTTACAAAACCTTACATTGCCACGCCACGCATTAGAAGCAAGAAATTAATTGAGGAGCAACAAAAGTTTAACCCTCAAGATGTTATTCAGGCAGCCAAGCACGCCGGCCAAGGATTGACATCATTGGCGGATATAACTGTAGGTGGTGTATTGCCTATGGCCGGTTATCTTGCACAAGGTGTTGCAAGGCCATTTACAACGCCACAAAGAGCTGAACAGATTGGCCAATCAGTAACAGGCGCATTGGAAAAGCCGTTTGGTAAAACCGCAGGTTATTTGACTGGAAGTGATGTTATTAATTCACCAGGATATAAAGGTGAAGCCACACAGCAAGCTATGCAATTTATTGGCGAAAATGTCAATTTGGGCGCTGAAAAGTTAAGCCAAGCAACCGGTATGCCGGTGGAAGATGTACGCCACATTATGCAAACCGGAACATTCTTGGTGCCTGGTGGAATAGCAAAAGGTGGCGCTGCACTTAAAGCAGCCGGTACAGCGTTGGGTGATGTTAAAGCTCAAATGGGCCAACAGTTTGCAAATAGGCAAGCTCAGGCGGTTGCTCCAACAGCCCAACAAAGCGGATTGCAAAGTGGCGGCGCAGCAGCTGCAGCACCACAAAATATTTTACAAGGCAATATTGAAGCCGCAATTGCAAATTCATCACCAGAATTGCAAACATTAGCAAAAAGCGTTACGCCAGAAAAAGTTAATTTGCCGGCTTTGGAAACAAGGGCACTTGAGGAAAAACATGGAATTAATTTGTCAGAAGGACAACGCACAAACGATATTCCAAAATATTCAAGTGAATGGAATAAACGCGGTGAAACGGCTACTTTAGGAGAACATTTCAATGAGCAACCGAAACAATTCAAATCTGCTTTTGAAAATCTAATTACTAAACACGCACCTGAAATTTTGGAAACTGAACCATCATCAATTGGTCAATTGCAAATTAATGCTTTAGGTGAAAAGGATGCTTTAAGAAAACAAGCAATAAGTGAAGCATATAAAAAATTGGAAGACGCAAATGGTGGCCAATTCCCTATTGATATTTCTCAACTAAAAAATAATATTAATACAGAATTAAAGAACAAACTTAAATTTAATGCTTATGAAGATAAATTAGGAACAATTAAAAAAGATATTGACAGTTTAATAGAAAAAGGCCACATGACGTTTGCTGATTTTGAAAACTTGAGAACAAATTTAGCAGATGAATTGCGTTCTAATGGGAATGGAACGGCTAGACAAGCAGCCTATATTGTGCGAGATCAATTGGAAAACTTACCTTTGCCTCCAGAGTTACAAAATATTAAACCTTTAGCGGATCAAGCGCGTGCGTTAAATAGAGAACGTATGCAAGTAATTAATTCAAATCCAGCCTATAAAGCAGCAGTTAAAGAATTCAGTGATTTAAATGAAGCTGGTTCAACTGGTGAAAGTTTAAATGCTGAAAAGTTTCATCAGAAATTTGTAACAAATGCAACACCAGAATCTATCAGAAGATTAAAAGTAGAAATTGCAGATAATCCACAAGCATTACAGTCATTAACTGCTGGTGAATTAAAACATATTATGCGTAAAGCTGGTTTATCAGGTGAAGTTCCTGATTTAAACACAAAAACATTTACTAATTTTTTGATTGATAATAAAGCAAAATTAAACGAAAGTCTTGGTCCTGCAGCAGCGCAAGATTTGATGGAAATTGGATTATTGGCTAATAAAATTGGAATGCCTAGAACAGGATTGTTTAATACTTCTAATTCATTTAGCGCATTACTAGCAAACATGGCCAAACAAGGCGCTTTAAGTGCTGGTGAAATGAAATTGGCTGGATTAACTGGTGGGGCATCAGTTATACCTGTTTCTTTAGGTAAACAAATGATGCAAAAATTTAATAAAGAAAACTTTGCTGCACAAGCCACAAATCCACATTCTGGAATTATTAAGGAACAACCATGAGCGTCAACCTTTCACCCGTAGGAAATGGCTTTCAATTCCTATCCAGCACCACGCCCAACGTTCCATTGGCCGGCGGGTATATCTACACCTACCAGGCTGGGTCTAGCACGCCTCAGGCAACGTATACGGATAGCACCGGTGCCACAGCCAACACAAATCCTATTGTCCTGGGGACTGATGGCCGGCCGCCTAATGAGATTTGGTTTTTAAGCGGTTACAACTATAAGTTTGTTTTGACCGATGCGTCCAACAACGTTATCCAAACCCTGGACAACCTTTACGGGATTATTGGCACCACGCCATCGGTCTCCGCGGTCCCAAGCGGTGGAATCATTATGTGGTCTGGTTCTATTGGATCAATTCCATCGGGATATGTGCTGTGTAATGGATCATCTGGAACGCCAGATTTGCGCGACCGGTTCGTTGTGGGTGCCGGCAACAGCTATTCCGTGGGGAATAACGGCGGTTTTGCATCGAGTGGTGTGGTGACCAGCTCCGGCACCAACAATCCGCTTTACTATGCCCTGGCGTTTATCCAGAAAACATGAGTGATACTGATAAGGATTTGGCCGTTCATGTGGCCATTTGCGATCAACGTTATCAACAAATTGCCCAATCGCTAAAAGACGGCGAAAGGCGCATGACCAAGATTGAGTTTTTGATCTATGCGGTGATGATTATGGTGATGTTTGGACCAGGAGTGGCGGCACAGTTTTTCCACAAGTTTTTTGGGATGTAGCAAATTGACCCGTTCACACTTGTCGCTCTGGCAACTTCGGCCTTTAAGTTGGTCAAAGAATCGTGCGAAATGTACAAGGAAGGGCGGCAGTTTGTTGTTGATGCCAAGAAAGAAATTGATGGCGTTATTGGTGATATTAAGGGCATTGAAAAAGATGCCAAGGGAATTTGGGGTTTCTTAACAGGGTTGTTTGGCGGCAAAAAAGCGCAAATTCAACAGAAATCTGTTGAAAAGCCGGTTAAAAAGACAAAGAAAAAAGCGGTTGAATTTGATGAAAATCAGATTTACGCGCAAGTGGCCGATGCTCTTACAAAGTTTTTTCACGCCTACAACGGACTGAAGAATTATTCAAAAGAGCAACAAGAAATTGCGTTGACATCGACCGGCGAGGAGGGACAAGACATTGCAATCAAATTGGTGATTGCCGAATTGCAAATGGAAAAGTTAAATGAGGAAATGCGGGAATACATGGTTTACCATGTGCCGGCGGAAATGAAAGATTTGTATAGCCGTGTGAACAAAATGGTTGGCCACATTGCTAACCAACAAGCATTAGCAAGAAAGGCGGAATTAGACAAGAAACGGAAAGCGGCATGGCTAAAACGTCAGCGTCAAGAGGAAATACGGGACAAAACAATAGCTATAACGCTTACGGCATTAATGATCGGTTGGATATGGATAATGATGATCGTGATCGCTCATTCTTCACCATCGTTGTTGTAGCGCTGATGGCGGTGATTTTGTTGTTTATTCCGATTTTAAGTTGGATGTACATTGACATAAAAATGATGGAAATCAGGGTTGACAAAGCACTTAAAAAGATTGAAAGCAAATGAATGTTTAGTTTGATGAATCCGTGGGTGATTGTTGGAATATTAAGTTTGGTGCTTAGTTCCTATTTCTATGGCCATCATGCAGCCTATGTTGAACAAGAAGCAGAGATCGCCAGGTTAAATTTGATTGAACGGGACAAAGAACAACAAATGCAAACGATGGCAGATAATCATGCCAAAGATTTAAGAAAGGCCAACCAAAATGCTAAAACTGAAGTTGCTAAGTTGCAGTCTGATATTGCTGATGGTCGGCTGCGCTTCTCCGTCCGCACCGTTTCAACCTGCCAAGATGCCGCCATTGCCGGTGGAAATACAGAAAGCAGAGCCGAACTTGACCCAGAGGTTAGCCAAGCTCTTATCGCCATCACCGCAGACGGGGACAACGCCATCCGCCAGCTCAACGCCTGTATCGACATCTACAACGAAGTAAGGAGTAAACAATGAATATCAACCTAAAAGCCGTGGTCACCATCATTGCAAGCCTTTCCCTGATGGGCGTGGTTGCTTGCATGATTTGGATGTTTTTACTAGCCATTTATGATCCAAATGTTGATGATAAAGTAGTTTTTGAAATCATTGGGCCGGCATTTCAAACGATTGTTGGCGGGTTTATTGGTCTAATTACTGGCATTCACATAGGAGAAAAGAAAAATGACGCAACTGAGTAAGCACTTTTCACTGGAAGAATTGACACACACAGATCACCGGGAGTTATCAAATGAGCCAAATGAAACTGAAAGAGAGAATCTTGTTCGACTTGCAAATTTTCTTGAGCAAGTTAAATTCGTACTGGATGACAAGCCGATCATGGTTAATTCAGCGTTTCGGTCCAAAGCCCTAAATGACGCGGTTGGAAGCAAAGATTCTAGCCAACATAGGGTAGGCTGCGCCGCCGATCTTCGCGTGCCTGGCATGACCCCAGATCAGGTTCTACAGGCCGTTATTGGTTCTCAATTGGAATTTGACCAGGTCATTCGAGAATTTGACCGCTGGACGCATATTTCTATTCCAAATCACGAAAGTGACAAGGCCAGAAAGCAAGCATTGATCATCGACAAAACTGGGACTAGACCCTATAAGGAAGCATAAAATGCCAACAAACTTTAAATTTACAAAAGGCGAATCTAAACAAGAAATGGATAAACATTTCGTTGTTAAAAAAGAATGGCAAAAAGAACGTGAACACGTTATGAAAATCGAAAAAGAGCTAGAAAAGCACGAAAAGACTGACATGACCCACGCTCACCCCAGGCACAGTCCACCAAGCCAACCCAGCGCCGGAATTCCTGCGCTGCGTAAAGGTTAACGTTCTAAATACAAATCGGTCAACGGCACGCCTTTGGGCCAAAGATTATTGATTTGTAAATAATGGATTGTTTGAATGTGCGCCAAATACCAGGCGTGCATTCTTTCCGCTTTGGTCATTAAGTGGCCAGAATCTATTTCCGTGTGGCACGACTGGCAAAGCGCAGCAATATAGTTGTCTGACGCTTTGATTCCTCTACCCTTACCGCCGTGCCAATTAGAATGCGCGGCCTGGGCGAGATGGAAACCACACCTCTGACAGCTCATGGCTGCCACGATTTTTAGTAAATTTTTGCTCCGTAGGTACTGTGTCTTTGGAAATGACCTCGCGAGTGCTAACTCGGTGGGCGGTGGGGCATGAGTATCGTCTTCGCTGGGAATCGG